CGAAGGCTGGAAGCTGCAGGTACAAATGCTAAATATACCGAACCGATAATTCAGGAGGCAAACCGGCTCGAAAAATTGCTTGATACTTTGAATTCTTTTATTTTGTTGGCAAAACCCCAGGTGAAAAAAGTGATTTTGGCGGAATTTGTTGAAGCGTGCAAAGAGCATTTTAAAGATCTTGCCGAAATAACAGGGATAACCTATACCTGCGTTGTCCAGGAAGAGATTTTGTCTGACAAAGTCCTTATCGATCAGCCACTGCTTCTCAAAGCATTTGATGCTGTTGTTCTTTGTGTGGGATTCAACTCTGTAACGAATTCAAGTGTTCCTAACTCTGCTTTTAGTCTGTTTCTTTCATTAGTTATAATGTCTTTAACCAATAGCGGATTAACGGGATCGTTTCCTGACATCTGGTTGTAAGAAATCGTGTATCTATGCATTAATCGCAATGTGCTAGGACTGTTAGTTGTGTTTGCGATAGCCTCTACTGCTATTGTGTTATTGTTTGAATTGACCTTCAAAACTGGGTCTTTCCATATACTAATCGTTCTGAAGTCTGTATTGGCCGGAATGTAGCCGTTACCGTTAGCCGATAGACCTTCTGTTCCTTCGAACTGAACATTAAGAATTAGCTTGTCTGCTGCTAACTCTCGAATCGGATCAGCTCCGTGGCCGCCGACTGGCGAAATGATTGCGTTTGCCGATGCTCCGCTACCGTGTGAAGAGTTAGCACTAATCTGTACTGCTGCTCGTGAATAATCTGAACCGACACCAATTACTGTCACGTTAGAAATTGATCCTGTAGATTCATCTACACGAGAATATGCCTGCGCCCCGCTACCATCTCCTATGATTGTTATTGTAGGAGAAACAACTACTCGCGAATCTGTGTTCGCTATTGTTTGAAATGCCGTATTAACTGTTAGTGTCTTAGTCGATCCAATGTAATCAACGACACGTCTCAACTGTCCTGCTCCTGTGCCTGTTATAACGTAAACTGAATAGCCATTATAAAAGTTGTCAATCGGTGAAGGACTTCCTTGAGATGTTGAAAGCTGAATCGTTGATGATCCGCCAGAAGAAACAACGCCGTTCGCAATTGTGTTATATCCAGCACCAACTTCTATAGTTTCTACAATCTGAATCGATCCGTTAACTGCTGCATTCTGGACTAAAAGTTGTCTGTCTGCTTCGACAGAACCATCAGTCACATCAAGCTTCTTAACAGGAATATAGTTCGTCGTCATAAATTTTTCTGCATCACCCAACGAAACTGTATACATGTATTTCCACGTATAGCCATCAGAAGTAGTAAAGGGTAATGTAGAAAAACCGCTTGGCTTTACCGTTGACGTTCCATCATTGTTGTTATACAGACACTTATATACGTTAAATTCATCTGTCATCACATAAAAAGTTTTGTTGTATATCTTTGTGTCTGTATCTCTGTACATATCATATATTGTGCCAGTAGTCCAATTGTAGCGTTTAGCAACATGACTAACAGAACCGTCTGGTATTCTTTTAGCGCCAATAGCTTGTCTGAAAATTTCATACTGAAAGTGCTGATCGTTAACATTAATATCATCGGGAGTAGGTTCACTAGCCCACTCCTTATTATTCGAAATTATTGCATACAAGACGGTAGAATTCTTTGTGGTTTGAGTATCAGTCAAAGTCAAACTTTTCTTAAATGCCTTTGCACTAGCAATTGATAAATCTTTAGTTCCTTGTTTTGTTGCCATTATTAAATTGATCCTGTGTAGTAGTATGCATTAGCGCCAGATATGTCCGAATTAGACCATGCTATTTTAACGTTAGCCGAAATGTCATCTGTCACTATATTTAGCGGCAATTGATAATAACTCTTATCCGCATATTCGATGATAATGATATCGTTGTTTGCAAATTCAGCCAAGAAATCTGTACTTGTTCCTAAAACATCAACTCTTCTACGTACTTTAACATTACCCTCTTGGGTCCATGGATTATCAATACGCTTAGCAGATATAGAATCGATTACTACATTTGATGATACTGACCAGTTAATGATATCTACAACTGTGTCAGTTGATAGTACCTGACCTGTATAAATTCCTTTCTTAAGAATTTGTCCTATATGATCTGCTCCGCATCTTACTGTAATACCTGTACCATCTATTGATTCTATATCTATTTTTATTTCATACGCTTCGCCGGGAGTAAGAGCGCCGACTTGTCTAACATTACCAGCGCCAGATGGACTTAGAATTAGTTTACCACCAGAAATTGATGCCCAAGCCGGAAGAATCCAATCTGAATCGATATCAAATCCACTGTTGGTTATTTGTTCTACTGTATCTAGATCACCAAAAATGTCTCCGCCTGCATTATCAGGATTTCTCTGCTTGTTTGGATTCATGTCAGCAACTACAGTGCCATCTGTGAGAACTTGCACTCTAGATATTTTTCCGTCAAATCTAGCACCGGTACCGTCATTATATGCTCCAACCAAAAGACTAGTGTTTGAATTGTGACATGCTGTTCCACCTGCTTGCGAAAGACCCAATTGAACAAACGACACCGAAGCAGGATCAGTTGTAGAGCTAGCTACAGTATTAGTAGAAAAGTCTACGTTTCCGTTAGCTAGTGTCCATTCAGTTTGCACCCAGATACCGGTGCCATTACTCACGGGAACGGGCGCCGATGAAAAATCTGTAACTGTATTGCCTAGTGTTCCATCGGTGGATGTTCCTAATGCGAGCGCGGATGTAGCATCTATATAAAAATTATAACTTCTTTGATCAACGCCGCTATCATCATAATGGCTAGCTATTGTCTGAATCTTAGTATAATCATCAGAGTTTACATAGCCGCGAATAAGCAAAGTCGATGAAGGAGTATATGTCGCTTTATCTGGCGTACTTAAATAAGTTCCAGATGCGCCAGTAAGTAAAGCATAATCACTACCGAACAAGGCAACTGTGCCATTAGAAAGTGATCTTGTTTGATTGTTTGTGTTTGCAGAAACATTGATAAAGGTATTAGACTGCGACTTGTATTTTCCAAACAAAGCTTGACCGGCAGGATGCACCAACTGAAGTGCTATATCACGATATTTAGATAACGACAGAGAAAGGGCAAGTTCGTATGAATACTCTTGATAGAATCTGCTGTCTTGAATGAAGCCGCGGCTAGAAGAAACGTGTGAGCGAGTTGAGAAGTAATATCCTTCGGCGTTAGCTACTCCGTTAATATCAAGTCTAAGCGTACCAGAGACGGCGTCCGGGCGGCCAGAACCCTCTACAGTCACAAGCTCATTGTCCTTATAAGCGAATCCAGAATCGAGGATACGAACGCCAGTGATCGTTCCATTTGCTCCTACAGTTGCGGAAATGTCTGCATTGTCTCCTAGAATTCCTCTATCGTCTATACTAACAATTTTTGCAGTAGCAGTATCAGCAATTGAGCGGTTATCGTCTTCGCCTTGAATATGCGATGAATCGTAAATTTGTAGCGTACATGTCGCGTTGTTTGCGTATGTAATGCCGCCGGGTTCTCGTTGAACGAAATCCTGCCACACGCGAACTGCCATTTCATATGTTCCGTTGCCGTATTGATTGACAGCAATTAGAGGACTCGATCCAAGACCGCCCTTAACGTGTCCTGTTGCTGCTCCTTGGACAACTTTATCGTTTGTGTCAAGCTTCAAGAATGATGAGTTACCAGAGTCCCAGTTCTCATCGTCCGATTGTAGTGTTAGATATTGTTCACCGATACCAAGTGCTGCAATGTTGTTTTCTCGTACATCGACAATAGGCGCAATAGAGTATCCTGCACCACCGATTGGTAGTGACAACGACGCAATTGTTCCTATAGTTCCTGTCTGAAACAAGAACGCATCCTCTAGAGCCGTATAAACAGTTTCAATTTCTGTATTTGCAAAGAATGAAGCAACATTGCCTACTGTTGTGTTCGCGCCAACTATTCTAACACCTTCGTTTGATCCGAAATGTCTCATTGGACCAGTGTCAAATAGTGAACATAGATTCGCTGTGTTGTTTGCTGTTACTTGCAAAGTTACTAGATTTCTATCGTCTGCGCCTCCGGGACCTCGTGTATAACCGTTTGCTTGATTAGAGACAACCTTCTTTATCACTGCGAAAGTGTTAGACGTGCGACCTACCAACTCTTGACCTTCGATGATTGCATTACCGGGAGTATTACCAACAGTTACTACGTGATAACCAATTGTGTTTCCTTGAAAGTCGATGCAAGTGCCAACGTTATTTCCCGAAGTATTAGAGAATCGTGATCTGATCGTTTCTTGTGTTGGCAGTCCTGAAAAGTTTCTGTAGCCGTCTATTCTAACGACAGTATTCGCTGCTGTTGCGTCAACAATCGATAGAACGGTACAATTTGCTGTTGAAGTAACTCCGTATAGAGAATCACTCACTTTGATTTCTTGCGTGTTTGCAATTCTTAGTGTTGCGTTTGAATGGTCCCTGAAGCTTCTATTTCCTACAACTTCGTTGAATTCAGGAAATCCGAAGTCAGGAGCACATAAAGGAGTGTTTGCATACTTATCCATTCTGCCAGAACCGGCAAAACTAGGAGCAAGTGCGCCAAACACATTGTTGCCCTGTAGTATGTTTGTGTTGATCGCAATGGCGAAAAGATCGTTCAAGTCGTCGGAGTCGATAATAAACGAAGCTTTTTCTGTTCCGTCGCCGCCTATAATTTGAATAGTGCTTCCCGGAATATTTGTAGACGAACGATAGCCTGAACCACCGTCAACAATAGAGAACGTAATCGAGCCGCCCAAGTCTACAGTTGATGTAATAACAATTTTACCGAACTCACCAACGATGTCAGAAATTAGTGATAGAACGTCACCTGCTTCATATTGACCACCCGGACTTGCGATAGTAACTGATCTGATACCAGCTTCTACAATCGCGGAGTGTCCAGTTTCTGTTGTGTCTGTCAATAGACGAACGGTTTCTAAGTGATTGAACGATCCTTTGATGTTTGATACTAAGATTTGCATCAAGTCACGACCGCGTATAACACGACGAACAACATCTTCAACAAGACACTCGGCAAACGATTCTTGTCCTTTTATAGTTCTGCCAATGAATTGATAGTGTGCTGAATCGTATGACGTAACAAGATATCGATCAATGCGATAATCGCCATCAGAAACTTTAAGAATCTGATCCGCAGGATAGTTAATTTCCACGTCCTCGTTAAAAAGGGCGCGAAACATCAGTTTATAAGATTTGAAAGAGCCGCGAGCTTTGTTGAACTCTTTAATGTGTTTTGCTAGAAGAGCTTTATCAGCCAGTATATCAGTAGGGATGTTATGCAATAAGTCACGTCTAAAGTACTCCAGATATTGATCTGTAGTTTCTGATATATCTTTGTAGTTTTGTAAATTACGGATTTCATGAGTTAGCTTTCCTTCTTGTTCAAGATATTCATAGTATGCTTCAATAAAAGCAATAAAGTTCGCGCCTTCTTCTTGATAGAACGCGGGAAACTGGTCTTTAACTAGCTTAGAAATTTTTTCATCAATTGCCATTATGTCTCACCGATCACCGTTACATCTGCATCGTTTGAACTCATCAATAAAATTTGTTCGCGAACAGGACTTATATCAAGTGTGTCCGGCGTTGCTGTCACTTTCAATTGAATGCCAAGAAACGCGCTCGGTAAAAAGTTCTCTATGTCTATTTGACCTGTTGTATAATTCACTGTTCCTGCTGCTCTTACGATGTTCACGATTTCTTTCGCATCATTGAATCGATAGATGTCGATATTTCCCTTTGAATCGTCGCGCAAAAACGCATCAAATCCGCTATACGTAAATCCTGTTGATGTAACTGTTCCTTTTCTTAACTTATTGTTAAATTTGATCGTGTACTTTTGTGATATGTTAACATCTGGCACAAACCTAGACTGCAACTTCAGATTTGCAGTATTATTGATGATTGATCCAGTAGTAATATTGTCGAGTGCTCTAACCAAACGCGAATATCTCAACTTGTTTCCAAATCTTTCTAAGTTGGTAGTTGCATAATCGTCTAGTTCTGTTCTTACTAGATTTTCGATTTGTCCGGCTGTTGCTGTTGTTGAGTTTTTATCGTAATACGTAGTAATACTTGCAATAATGTACGTAAAATTTGGATCGACAATTACCGGATCGACCGCGAGCGATGTTCTGTCTTCTATACTCTTTTCAAGCTCAAGTTTGCGATTTTGCGTTACGCGCTCTTCGCCAAACGGTTTTACTGCGATAAACACCCGACCATAAACAGGAGGATCGGCATCTTCGCCGCCGTATGCTACTACACTTTGAATATCCGCATTTTCGGCTAAAATAATTCTTTCGAAGTCGTTTTTTACAACCGCTCTGTTCTGAGTTTGAAAACTGCGCGGTGCATTAAACTTAATGGAGTCAGTTGTCTCTTGAATACGACCGCCGCGAGCAACATCGTTAGTTACAACGCTCGCGCTAGTATAAGAAGGCTCAATAGTGATCGAATCGACTGAAAATGTATTCGCACCGTTAGTTGCTTCAGCGGCATTAACTAGATAATCGATGATCACAATATTGCCGTTTTTGATAGGCTTTCCTATACTGCCCTTTGAAAACATCACTTCGTACTTTTCATCGGCAACTTCGTCAAGATAATAGACAGGAGATAGTGAGGTTACTTCGTTGATGTCTGTTGCGCGTGTGTATTCTGTTGTAGTTGTGTCAACCGCCGACTCTTGTATAGTAACTACAATACTATTCGTATCAACGTTTTTGTTCGGAATGATAAATCGATCTGTAGAAACATCAGCGACAGTAAATCGATGGGTTAACGGAATTCCTTGACGAATCAAGATATTTCTTGAAAACGTGTTTGACGAATTGATGATCTTATACGCTTCTTCTGTAACGAATGTATAAGTTGTGTCGTTGATCGTGGTCTTGAATTTACTGTTCTTAGGAAGTGTGAACTGACTAGTCGTGTTTGCTATTCCTGTAAAAGTAACTGTGACGTTCGCAAGAGGACCTTGTGAGGAAGCAGGCAAGTATCCTAGCTCTTTAGCGCGTGAGACGATGGAATCTCGTTGTTGCGCTGTGTCTAGAAACATTTCATTTCCTAGCATGTTCAAATAAAACGCATTGTAGTGCGTGTTATATGCAAGGACATCTAACAGAACATTAATCGCAGAACCCTCAAAATCGAAATCACGAAATTGTGTCTGTGATTTGAGATATGCTTTTAGGTTCGTCTTGATATCCGAGAAATCAAGCTCCGAAACTTGTAAATATGTATTTGCGGCCATTTATCTCTCTTAAGTGATTGATCCAGCAATGGTTATTTTTTGATAAAAGTGTTGACTTATCTATTTAGCGTGATACAATATACACATATTGAGAAATCACAGAGAGAGGCACAACATTATGA